AAAGTTTAGATACAATATCTGAAACATCAACTGTAAATACTATACAAGCAAGACAAATGCATAACTTACAAGGAGGAGGTTCGACAACATCAGAATCAGAATCTGTAATTATTCCAAGTAAAAGTAGTAAAAGTAGACAAAATTTAGATACAATATCGGAAACATCAGCTATAAATACTATACAAGCAAGACAAATGCATAACTTACAAGGAGGAGGTTCGACAACATCAGAATCAGAATCTGTAATTATTCCAAGTAAAAGTAGTAAAAGTAGACAAAATTTAGATACAATATCTGAAACATCAGCTGTAAATACTATACAAGCAAGACAAATGCATAACTTACAAGGAGGATTAACAACATCAGAATCGGAATCTGTAATTATTCCAAGTAAAAGTAGTAAAAGTAGTAAAAATAGACAAAATTTAGATACAATATCTGAAACATCAACTGTAAATACTATACAAGCAAAACAAATGCATAACTTACAAGGAGGAGGTTTAACAATATCAGAAACTTCAATTATGTCAAATAGAACACCTATACGAACTATTCAATCTATAAAAAATGATATAAAAAAAAATAATGCAAAAAGTGAATCTGAGAGTGACATTAAAATTGAATTTGAAACAAAATTTAATGGTGGATCAGGTTTAAATTTATCAGAATCATCAGCTTTTATAACATCTGATGTATTTAAGCAAATATTAGAACAAAAAGGTTCTGGATTAACTGAAAGTGAATTTGATTCTAATAAATTATTAAATATAATTATGCAAATGGGTGGTAATGAAAATGTTAAAAATAAAGAAGATGATGATGAAGAAGATGATGATGAAGACGACAATGATGAAGACGATGAAGATTTTAACAAACTTTTTGAAGAAAAAAATAGTGATTGCGAAAAAAATAATATGGTAAAACGACTTTTAAAAAAAAAAGATATAACAAAAATAAAAAATATAATTGAAACTGTAACATCTCCATCATTATCATTAAGAACACCAATAAATGAAGATTCTAGTTCAACATCATCAAATTCATCATCATCAAATTCATCATCATCAAATTCATCATCATCAAGTTCGAGTTCAAGTAATAGATTAAAATCATCTACATCATCTAAATCTTCTAAATCTTCTAAATCTTCTACATCATCTGCATCATCTGCATCTTCTGCATCATCTGCATCTTCTAAAAATAGAAAAATAAAATCATTAGATTCAAATAATTCATCATCAGAATCAAAAAATTTATTTAGTATATCAAGTAAAAGTTCGGAATCAAAAAAATATTCTTTTAGTTCAGAAAGTAATTCAGACAGTTATACATCATATTCTTTATCAAATGAAGATATGCGTACTAAAAAATCAATACCATCTGTTGTTTCATCTGAAAGTGTTTATATAATGTCTTCAGATTCATCATCAATAGGTTCAAGAAATATTAATTTATTGAGTTTTGAAGAATCAAAATCAAAATCAAAATCAAAATCAAAATCAAATTCAAAATCAAATTCAAATAAATTTAAAACTGATAAAACTAGTAAATCAAAAAAAAAATAAATAAATTTAAAACCCTTCAAGATGTAATGATATATCGATAGTATTTTTTTTAGTATTTTTCTTAGATTTTAATTTATTTTTTTTTTCTTTAATAATTAAATTATCTTCTATTTTTTTATTTATTAAAGTTTCACTAATCCAATCATTATTTATATGATTACTATCTGTAATATGAATATCATATTTCTCAACTTTTTTAAAATATTTATCTCTTGCTCTATTATCATATATTTTATTATTTACATCAGTTTCTGTTTTAATAATATTATCAAATATATCTTTTAATTCATCTGTTAATAATTCAAAAAATTGAACACATGGGTTCATAATTTGATTTGAAATATAAAATAGATAATCAATTTTTAAATTATTTTTAATAATATAATCTGGATGTTCAATACGATCTGCTTGTAACATCTTTTTAGAATTTTCCAAAGCAACTGTAACAAAAGGAATACGATCATTAATTTCAGGACAATTACCCGAATCTCGTTCTTTTATTCTTTGACAAAGTTTAACATGTGCAACTGAACAATTAACATTATCCCAAAACCATGAACTTTTAATTCCTGGAGGAATAATGATTTCTTGTGTCCCATCTTCTGATCTTGATGACTTTATATTATCATTTATTATTGTTTTAATTTCATCTATTGGTAGTCTTAATAAAAGATCTTCTAATTTTTCATCATTATGTTTTTTATCTAATTTATCTTTAATTTTTGATTTAATTTCATTAACTGATTTATTTGCAATTATAATTTTTTCTAAATCTTCTATAGATAAAATATTATCTATAAATTTTTTTGATTTTCTTTCAGCTCTTAAATTTTCACCTTTATAATTTGCTCTTAAAGTTTTTGTTGTGATATAATCTGTAATTGGAAATTTACCATCTAAAATATCCTTTAATGATGTTTTAATAAAATTAATTGCTTTATCTATATCCATTTCATCCATTGCAATTTCTACAGCTCGACCAATAACTTTATGAACAATTGTTGCATTGTCTCGACGTTTTAATGTATAACCCATAATAACTCTTTTATATTTATCAGGATTTTCTTCATATTTATTACCAATATATCTTTTTTTTGCCATTAATGAAAATGGATGAAATGTTTTTTCATATTCCATATTTTGAGGAAATGGTAATCTCTTTTTTAAAAGCTTTGATGCAATTAATCCTAATTTAATTACCATCTTTCTACACCAATAATCTGTTAATTCTTCTTTTGTTTCATTATTAGTTATTTTAAAATCATTAAAATTAGAATCTGTATCTCCATATATAACTACTGGATATGTCATATGATCTTTATATATTTCTAGAATACTTTCTTTCATCATTTCAATAAATTCATTATTATTTCTATCTTCCAATTCATCATCTAAAATTTTATTAATTTTATCTTCATCATTATTTAACCATCCATTATATAGATTTATCATAATAGGAGTCATAATAACTTCTACAAATTCTTTTGCTAATTCTAACATATCTCTTCCAACTGCAGTTGTAGATGCAGCTATTTCTTTACAAAAAATAGGTGATGTTGAAGCCCCTAGTTGTCCATAAATAGAATTTGCAGTTACTTTTAAAGCTAATTGTTTTCCATCATATATTTTTTTTTTAAAAGGATCTGGTTCTTTTTCCATCATTTTTTTAGCCATTTTTCTTGCATCTAATAAATCTGTTAAAATAGTTGGAACAATACCATATGATTTACTTTTATCATTACCATATAATGTAGATTCAACAAATACACATTTTTCAACACCAGTCTTTTCGCCATTTTCTTTAATATCATAAAATACTTCTCGATATATATAATTCGGTAAATTATTATACTGAGAATCTCTAACTAGAGTTTCTGGTGACATATTCAAAGCTCTTTCTGAATTTGGATATAAAGAATTATAATCTAAAACAGCAATTGGTCTTTTATAAAAACCTGTAATAGGTGTTAATACAGTTGCACCTTCATAACCTACTTTTAAATCTGGGTCCATTTCAATAGGTTTTAAATCTTTAATTAAATAATTTTTTTTTCTACATGTTTTAGCAAATAAACTTAAGGCTTTAATTCCTTGACCTCTCATTAAAATATAATCTAATGATACATGTGATACTTCAGCCATTGCCATATTATTTGTAACTATTTCTAATTTATGTAAAAGTTTTGATACTAAAGCACAATCCTGAATACAATATTGATTAATTTTAGCTCGTTCATTTGGACCTTTTGGATAAGAATTAAATAATTCTTGTGGAGACATATCATCTTTAACAAGACATATAAATATATGATAAGGATCAGTATCAATAAAATATTCTGTTTCCATATGTATTTCAATTTGATTAGTTTCATAATGTATTTCTTTAATTTCTATTTTATCTTCATCTACAATATTATTTTCTTCTATTTTAATATAATTACTTTTTTTAACTTTGCTAATATTCATTTCAATTAAATAAATATATTTATTATCAATATATTCTTTAAGTTTAATACTTTTTACTTTTTCTTTCATAAAATTCTCAGCAACTTTATCTAATTTATATGATGTTAATTTATAATCTCTTTGAACCATTTTCATTAAATCTATTTGAGATCTTCCAATAATATTATATAAATGCATAATATTATCTCCTAAACCTGATGAACTTAACTTTTTTTCTTCAAAAATACAATTATAATTTTGTAATCTAGATAATTGGCAAAAATTATAAACTTTTAACAATTCAGCTCTTTCTTTCATATAACGCATATCAAAAAAAAATATATTATATCCTGTAATTATATCAGGATCCTCTCTTTCTATCAAATCTCTCCACGCTATTAATACATCTTTTTCTTCATGATAACATTCTAATGAACAATCTTTAATTTCTTTACATGTATCTAAAGAGATAGCAGATGATAGATATATTTCATCTGAACCGTATCTAGTAAATGTTGAACAAATTGAAACAATTTTATCTGACATTCTAGATGCTTGAGGGAAAGATCCATCAATTGATATACATTCTATATCAAAAGAACATATTTTTAATTTAGCTAAAGCTTTTGTTGGTCCTTTATAAGGTTTAACATGTTCCCATTTAATTTGGACATTTAATTCTGTTGTTGTTTTATCATAATAATTTTTTTTATAATTATTTTCTGGCAAAATTATCCAACCAGTTGAATTTAAATCTTTAATATGAATAAAACGAATAAATGGATCAATTTTTGCTTCATATGTATCTAATTTAAGTTGTCCTTTTTCTAATCCTGGTAGAAAAATAGGTTTTGAAAAAATATATGAACAAGTTTTACATGCTTTCATAGAATTAAAAACTAATCTAATAAATTTAAATTTTTTATTATCACAAAATCCAAAATGTAAATCATGTTTTTCAACAACATCGTATTCTACTAAAGTTTTTTTATATTTATAATTTTTTTCTTTAATAATATTCACAAATTTATCTATATCTTTTTTCCCCCATCTATCTGGTATTTTTAAATAAAAATGTGGTGTGAAATCTTCTACTCTAACACATATACTCTTATCATCATCCGTTCGACCAAATATTCTAATAATATATCTTTCATCAGATTCATCATCTATTTTTTCATCTGATTCATACCAAGAAACAATATTTAATAATATATCTGACATAATAATAAATATATATAAATAAATATTTAGATATAATAAAATTCAATTATTTTATTATATATGAAAAAATATTTAGCAATTTGTCCAAATACATCATTTGATGATAATTTACTATTTAATGCAATAAATTTTAAAGATGCAAAAAAAAACTTAAAATCTTATATAAAAAAAGATACTATCTTCCAAGAAGTTAAATTAATTGAATTAGATACAATGACAAGTAAAACATATTTAATTAATAAATAATTATTAACGTTTTTTTCGACCTTTAATTTGATCATGATTTTCAGACTCTCTAGTTTTAATTATTTCTGATTTTGTATTAATAAAATCAGAATTATTATTAATTTTTTTAACAATATTATTTAGTAAAATTTTAATGTTATTATGTTTTCTAAAATATGTATCATATAATTGTATAATATATGGATTTACTAATTGTTATTTTTTTAATGTTATTTTAAATTTCCAATTTAAATTTTTTAAAATTTCATATAATATTTCTATATCTGCATTTAATAAATTTTGTTCTAATTTAAATGAATTTATTTCAAGACCTAAATTATTTAACATAGAAATACCACTTTTACCTAATACAGAATATATATGTTTAGCACAAATATTTTCAGTATAATAACCAAAAATTGTTTTACATTTTTCTTGATATGATTCAAGTTTTATATCATCATTTTTTGAAAAAATATATGCCATAACTAGAGCTAAATGAATAGGTTTATTATCAATAATAGATAAATTATTTATATCATTTTCTAATGTTTCATTATTAACTTCAAATATAATTTTTTCTTTATTTGTTATAAAATCATTAATAGAACTAAAATTAAAAACTTTTGAGATATTTTTAAATAAAAAACCAGTTAAAAATTTGTTTTTGTATCTATTTATTTGTGATTGATACATAACAAAATATACAAAAAAAACAGAAAATGAATAAAATGATATTATATAAACAGATTTAATTATTTTTTGTATATTATTACTATCTTCATTATAAATTTTCATAAATGGTTGAAAAAATAAATAATATACTATCATCAAATGATTTATTATCTTGTAATTTATTATAATTTACGGAGTTTGTATTAGTTAATATATCAGATACTAATTTTGAGTTTGATTCAACAAGGCAATCTTGTTGAATCTCAATGTGTCTATTATATGCTCCCCCATTTTGTAATTCGATTAATTTACTATTATTAATTAATTGTGTTTTTAATATTTCATTTTCAATATAATAAACTATATCATTATAATCTAAATGATTCATATATATTATATATAATATATTATAAAGTTTTTTTTCTAGGTTTAATTTTATCATGATTTTTATCTCCATCTACATTTCTATCTTTAATCATTCCTGATTTTTTATTGATAAAATCAGAATTATTATTAATTTTGTTAACAATATTATTTAGTAAAATTCTAATGTTATTATGTTGTCTAAAATATGCATTATATAATTCAATATAATCTGAATTTACTATTCTATTCCATTCATCCACATCTACAAGATGTTGTTTTTTTGATGTAATTTTAAATTTCCAATTTAAATTTTTTAAAATTTCATATAATATTTCGATATCTGCATTTAATAAATTTTGTTCTAATTTAGACAAATTTAATTCTTGACCTAAATTATTTAAAATAGAAATACTACTTTTACCTAATACAGAATATATATGTTTAGCACAAATATTTTCAGTATAAGAACCAAAAATTGTTTTACATTTTTCTTGATATGATTCAAGTTTTATATAATCATTTTTTGAGAAAATATATGCCATAACTAGAGCTAAATGAATTGGTTTATTATCAATAATAGATAAATTATTAATATCATTTTCTAATGTTTCATTGTTAAGATTAAAAGTAATTTTTTCTTTTGTTGTAATCATATATATATGATTAATATTTAATGAATTAATATCTGCTATTGATGTTATTATTGAATTTATATCTGTATTTGTGTCATTAAATTCAATTAAACCAGTTTTAGAATTAAAATAAAATTTATTTACAAATTTTTCTTTAATTAAATCTGGTACTTTTATTAATTCTTGTTGTTGCTCTTGTTCAGAATGAGATTCAATTAATTCAATTAATTCTTCTGGAGGTTTTATTGTTTCTATCTTATTGCCACGTATTAAATTTATTATACTAGTTATTATATTAATTATATAACTGCCAAAATTTCCAATAATTTTTGTTAGTAATGATACAAACGCCCAAGAACCAGATTTTAAATAATTAAAACCAGTTTTTAAATAATCTAAACCACCATAATGTTTATAATTTGTAGAATTAGTAATTATTTCAGAAGAAAACTTATTAAATCCACCTGTTTTTTGATTATTATTTCCAGTCATCATATTATAAACATATTCATAACTATCAACAACAATTTTTGTTAAATCTTTAATGGTTGGTATTCTTTCAAATTTAATATATAATATTAAACCTATCATACAAATAAGATATAATCCACTATAAAACTTGTTTGACGATTTGTATATTAAAAATATAAAAACATAACATATGAGAAATATTGCAGAATTTTGTAATAATTTTTTTTTTTGTTCTTTATTATTGTCAGTTTTAATATTAAATAAAACATTACTTACATCCTCAATATTATACATTAAATAACTTCCAAATAAAACAATAATACTAAGCATCGTTGGATCAAGTAAAAATTTGTCAAAATCTGTTTTAAAATTTATAAATTGTCCTATATAAGTTTTATCTTTTTCTTCTTTAGAAAGTTTATTATTAAGAAATAAATATAAGAATTGTGTAAATAGATCATTATCATCAGCAAATGTTTGTAACCATTCTTTCCAACTATTATAATTACTCGAACCTCCAAAAAAGATATATGGTTTACTATTATTACTATTACTATCACTAAACATTGATGTAATACTTGAAAATATAGGAATATTTATTCCTAATGTTTTTAAAAAAAGAATTATCCACGGACTCCAATCTATAATTGAAATAAAAAATGGAGGTAAATAATTTTTTAATATAGAGATAGTATACGCCTTTATAGTATTTCCAAACATCGATTCCATTACACCCCCACCTTGAGTTTCAATTATTCTAGAATTATTAATTAATCTTGTTTTTAATATATCATTTTCAATATAATAAACTATATCTTTATATTCTAAATTATCCATAATATATATATATATATATATTATATAAAAAAAATTGAAAAATTTAATAATTGAATAATTTATATAATATATATATCATAAAAATGACTCAAAATACATCACTAACACTTGGATTTCCTGGCAAAGTATTGAAATTAGGATATAATAATGCTTCTATCGATACTGATAGTAAAGTATTTTATTTCCATAAATTTCCACCAGCATCTGGAACAACAAATTCACCTGTTTTAAATAGAATTGTTGAATCTCATGAATTAACATCAGATAATCATATTAGAAGAGAAACATTTGTTAATTTTCTTAATGATTCTAGTTTGTTTCAAGCAAATGGAGACTGGAAAGGTGGAGAATGGGGATCTAATAACTTTTTTACTAATATCGATTTATATATTGATGATGAAGTTGTAGTCGAAAAAGTAAAAGATGGTATTATTTCATTTCAAGGTGGTAAAGAATTTACTGGTAATGAAAATATTATATTAGATAGTGAACATTCAGCTTGGAGTTGTAATTTACGTTATAAAGATAAAGTAATTAGTGGATATGTATGTGATAAACCAATGCCTCAATATGCAATTGATGTATTATTTATTTGGGAAAATGAATTAGGAGAAAGATTTGTAAAGATCTTAAGACGAGGTGATTCTAATCCAAATCTTGATATGCCAAAATCTTTTATGCCAGGAGCAGGAGAACATAAAGAACCTGGATTAGATCTTAAAATTAAAGATGGAGTATTAAGAGCAGTTCGTGAAGAAATTGGTATTCCAGATGAAACATTATCTCAATGTTCATTATTAAGTGTAGGAACATATTCAGAACCTAAAAGAGATCCAAGATATTGGAAATTTTCAATGATTCAAGATGATACTATTGTTGAAGCTGGTATGGAAAGAGATTCATCAACACAAGTTTCAATGTTATATATTAAATCTAATTCAGATTCTCAACCAAAAGAATCAGTACCATTGGATTTAATTGAAGTTGGACAAAAAAAATGGATTAATTTAAATGATCCACAATTAGATAAATTAACTTTTATGATTCCAGAACATAGAGAATATTTACGTAGAGCAAATACAATTATTAATGATTTTAATAGTTTACCGCTTTGTGAACAAGATAATTTTAAATTAGTATTAAATTAATTATAATATATATTATATTATTTTTTTTATTTATTAAATAAAATTCTTTTATTTATCTATTAAATAAAATTCTTTTATTTATTATAAAATTAATATTTGTATTAATTTTATTATTTACTATATTTATATTTTCTATATTTATATTTTCTATATTCATATTATCTATATTATCTATATTATCTATATTATCTATATTATCTATATCATTTATATTTTCTATATTATCTTTATCATTTATATTATTTACATCATCAAAATTATAATATATATTTTTATCTTTTCCTAAATGTTTAATAGTAATATCTAATTTAATTTTATTTTTAAATAAATTTTTAAAAATATCATCACATCTACTACAATTATATGAATTCTTATATTTATATGAACATTGTTTATATAATTGAAAAAATCCACCAAAATAACAATTAAATTTATGTGAATTATTATTATTTAAAAAATCATCTAGTTTCAAAAAATCAAATCTTTCAGATGATCCATATAATGTATCATCTTCTAATTTTTTTGGTAATTGATTTAAAAAATTATTAGGTAAATATATATCTGCATCTAATAATAATATATTAGAATTTTTATAATTTTCTTCAATATATTTTTGACAGAATAATATTGCTCCACCTTTATTAAATTTTGCATAAGTAAAAAAATTGTTAAAAAATAGTAATTTTATATTTGGTAATTTTAATTTATTTATTAAATTAATTGTTTTAAAATCATCTGGACTTGTTATTATTAACCATTTTTTAAAAAATTTATAATTTTGCTCAATAGTATATTTAAATATATGATCATAATTAACACATATTGTAATACTAATAATATCCATTATATAATATTATATAATATTTATATTTTATAATAAATTTTCTATTGATGATTTTATAATTATATTTTTTATTTCTATAAATATTTCATCTTTTTTAATTGATAATTCTTCTAAATATTCATCAGCTGTTTTATATTTAATATTAAATGGAAATATTGTTATCCATCTAAATATCATTATATTTCTATCTTTTTTTTTTAATGATATATGTGATTGATATCTAATTGCACGACCAATTACTTGTCTAATTTTTGCATCATTCCAATGAGGTTCCATTATATGTATTTGTCTAGTATTTTTTAAATCTAAAGATTCAGAACCAGCACTACTAATTAATAAAACTTGAACCTTTCCTAAATTATAATCATCAATATATTTTTTTAATTTATCTTGACTTATTGAACCAGATATTATTTTATAAATAATATCTCTTTTCTCCAACTCTTTTGCAATTGGATAAATACCAGAACTTAAATAATTAGAATATACTATTGCTGGAAATGGATTATCAACAAGTTTATTAATAATATTTTTAATTTTTGGTGTTAATATATCTTTATCAACAACATTTGATAATTGCCTAGTTGCATTTAAAAATGAATTTTTCTTTTTTTTATCTAAAAAATTATAATTTATTTCTAAATCTATTGTTCTGACATCTGTATCAACATTTATTATTTTTTTATCTAATAGAATTTGACCAACATGTTCTTTATATTTATTCATCTGTTCAGGAGACATTTCAATTCTTATAATTTCTTCTTTAACAGTAGGATAATCATCTATATTTTTATTTTCATAAAATGATATTGAATTTTTTAATTTTATTTCTAATAAATCTGTATTATTTATTTTTAATTCATCATTTATAAAATAAAAATCAAATAATTTTTTATCTGTTGGTAAAATATCTTTTTGTTGAACCATATTAATTAAAACTGATAAATCAGAAGGATAATTTATTATTGGAGTTGCAGTTAATAAAATTAAACGATATGCACATTGAACAGCAACCATAATTAGTAACATATCTTTTGATTCATTTCTAAGATGATGAGCTTCATCAATAATAACAATCATATTTTGACATAAATGTATATCTTGTTCATATTTAGTTATAAATTTTTTATAAGTATAAAAATAAACATTTTTTTTTAATTTAATTTTTTTAATATCATCTTCAAAATTTTTAACAGATGATTTTGTAGTAATAATAATAATATCATGAGAAAATTGATCTGCCATAAATAAAGATGTAATAGTTTTACCTGAACCAGTTGAATGAAATAATATTAATCCATAATTATTTCTAATAAATTGGATTGGTAATATTTGATGAGGATTTAATTTTATAGACATTATATAGTAATTATATAAAAAAATTTATTACACTCTAAAAAAATTAATATTGTGTTATAAAAACAAATGATTTGTTGAAATAAATAATGAATGAGAGTAATATAAATAAAATATAATTTTTTATTTTATAATTAACAAAATATGATTACGTTTTAATAAATAAAATATATTTCATGAATTTTTAAAATAATTAAATATGGTTAAATTAAAATAATTTATATAAATGTCCCCTAAAGGGTTAATTTATATAAATGTCCCCAAAGGGTTAATTTATATAAATGTCCCCTAAAGGGTTAATTTATATAAATGTCCCCAAAGGGTTAATTTATATAAATGTCCCCTAAAGGGTTAATTTATATAAATGTCCCCAAAGGGTTAATTTATATAAATGTCCCCTAAAGGGTTAATTTATATAAATGTCCCCTAAAGGGTTAATTTATATAAATGTTCAATTAAAAATCTATTTAGTGTTGTAAAAAATACATATTATAATTAATAAAGATCAAATATGTAATGATTATAATTATAATCATAATCATTATACATTATAAAAGAATAAATGAAAAGTAAATAAAATATTTTATCATTATTACTATACAATAACTCAAGTTAGATTTAAATACCAATTATTTAATAGTATTTTTAAAAGAGCAATAAATTTAGACACATTCATTATCAATTAAATATATAACATCATCTAGTGTTGATGATAATGTATAAACATTATTATCTTTATATATAATTTGTCCACAACATATCATTATAATTGTCATTATTTTAGTTAATATTTTATTATCAATATTTTCGAAATTTTTATAGTGTAAACGAAAATTAATATATTGTATAAATATAAATCCAAGTGAATACATATTATTAATTTTTAATAAATTATAAATAATTTGTTCTTTATTATTTTTTTCTATAATATTTCTATATTGACTAAATATATTATTAATTTTTCTAGGATCGGTTATATTATAAAAAATTAGTATTGTTTCTATCATATCGTTAAAATTAAATTCTTTTTCAACTTCAACATCTTCATATTCATCTTCACCTTCATCTTCACCAATTTCACCAATCATTGTTTTTTTAGATTCACCAATTTCACTAATCATTGTTTTTTTAGATTCAACATCTTCATATTCATCTTCACCTTCATCTTCACCAATTTCACTAATCATTGTTTTTTTAGATTCACCAATTTCACTAATCATTGTTTTTTTAGATTCACCAATTTCACTTTCAATTTCACTTTCAATTTCACTAATCATTGTTTTTTTAGATTTATCAATTTCACTTTCAATTTCACTTTCACTTTCACTAATTAATGTTTCTTTAAATTGTTCATCTTTATCAATTCTTTTTTTTAAAATTTCACCAGAAAATTCTTCTGTTTTTCCTATAAATGGTCTTTTTTTTGTTTTTTTTCTTCTTTCTATTGATTTAAATTTAATAGTAATTTCAGATATAAAATTTTTTTCTTTATAAATATTATAAATATTTTTTACATACATTAAATGGTTTTTACCAATTTTGTTATATTTATAAGATGCGTTATCATCATCAAGTTCATGTTTTAAGTAATTATCTGTATCTAATCTTATATTAAATGCATATATTTTTAATAGTGAAGAACATAAAATATTATTATTAATATAATATATATTCATTAATGTATTACTTTTTTTTATATTTTCTATCATGATATTATATAATGTATCCTTAAAATAATATTTATCTGCAAAATCAATAATTTTTATTTTTTCATCTTCATAAACCATATTTCCAATTTTAATATCTGTAAAATATAAATTAATATCTATTGTATTTTTAATTGCTATAATTGGATATTTCATAGCATTTAAAAATGTATTTCCATTTAAATCTGTTTGATCTACATTATTTATAAATCTGTTCACGGATTCTCCTTTATTATATATAATTTGATATACTTCTTCATTTTCCATAACTTTTCTAAAAAACAAAATAGCTTCTTCTTTATTATTTAACCATTGTTTATTATATATATCTATTTTAGTTTTAAATATGTCTTTATTAATTTTATTTAGTCTTAATGGTAAAATAAAATATTCTGATGTAATTATAGAAGGAAATTTAGTTATTAATTCTAAACATGAATCCCAATCTTTTTGTGCCATAGAATTATTAATATATAATTTACTAACTTGTGGCAATGTTTTTATTGATTCATAAGTTTCATCAAAAAATGGTATTCTAGGTCTTGAAACTACTAAACCACTAGAACCCTGTCCTTCATATTGTCCACCAATAATATTTTTAAGTAACATATATTTATTTTTATATTTAAAATATTTTTGAATATTATAATTATCCATTATTATTATAATATAAAAAATTTTAAAATTTAAAGGTTTTTTTTTCAAGAAATTGATCTAAATATTTTATATTTTTTAACAAAAATTCATATATTTTTTATATTAATTAATTAATTTTAACAATTGTATTAATTAAAAATTGATATATTTATTATTTATTATATAAATAATATTATTTATATAATTGATGAAAATGTATTTATTTACTTTTTTAAGCACTTTTTATAATAAAAAATTATTTAATAATATAATATATAAATCAACATTAGATGATAATTATGAAAATAAAAATAAAACATATATTAGTAAAAAATATATATATAATATTATGAATAATTATATTGATGAAATAAAATATAATAATAGTTATTCAGATGAAATAATTAATAATTCAGCATATAATAATTTTAATAAAGCTAATAATATTACAAAAATAAAAACAAATATAATGCCAGGTATTAATTATGCATATCCATATGAAAATCAAACTGAAAATACTCAAAATTTAAATAATATTAATAAAAATTTAAATTTATTAAAATATAAAAATATTTTAATCAATAAAAATATTACAGAACCTATTAAATTAGATTATGCAAATAAATATTTATTAATAAATACAACTAAATATAATTATAATATTAAAAATGGTGGATTATATGATGATTGGAATTTTAATTTATGATTCTTTTTCTTTTTTGAATTATTTTGTCATGTTTATTAATAACAATTGTTGCATTTAATAATTTATTATTTAAATTTAATTTATTAATTATTTTATTGATAATTTTTTTTATATGTAAATTTGATTTAAAATATCTAATATATAAATCTTTCTGTTTTTCTGTTTTTAATTGATCTATCCATTCATCAACTGATAATAAATATTTTTTATTTGAATTAGTTACTTTTAATATCCAATTCATATTTTTTAGAATATTATATTGAATATGAGGTTCTAAATTTAATAATTGTTTTTCTAAATTTTCTAATGTTATTTCTTGTTTTAAATTATTTAGAATATTTATTCCACTTTTTCCTAATGTATAATAAATATGTTTAAAACAACTATTCTCACTATAAGAACCAAATATTTTTGAACATTCATCTTCATATAATAATAATGATGGTACATTTTCTTTAGAAAAAATATATGCACTTACTAATGCAATATGAATAGGTTTATTATCAATAAATGTTATATTATTTTCATCATTTTCTAATATATTATTATTCATATCAAAAATAATTGTACCTTTATCTAAAATCATAAAAATATGATTATTATTAAATGAATTAATATCTGCAATAGATATTATTAATTTAGTTTGTGTATTATTATATTCAATTAATCCAGTTTCTTTATTAAATATAAATTTATTTATATAATCTGTTTTAATTAATTCTGTTTGTTTAGTTAAAACATATAAATTTATTAATTCTTCATTTGATATTTCATCTATTTTTTCTATTTCTTTTATACCACTTCCATTAAATAAACTATATAGAGAATTACCAATTGATTCAATAAATGATTTAAAACTTTGTAATACTAATGTAAAAAAATAAATAATTGGATTATTTGATGATATCATCCCTCCATTTAAAATATTATTTATATTATTTATATTATTAATATTACCACCTTTAATACGATTTAATAAACCTTTAAAGATATTACTATAATTAATTAAATAATAAAAACCTCCACAAACTTCTTTAAATAATTTAAAAGTTGAATTTATAGTAAATTTATTTTCTAAAATAATTGTAATTATTATACAAAAAATTCCAATTAATATTATAACCCACATTAAAATCATAATATTTGAAATTAAAAAGATAAATATTGTAATTAATATAAATATTGTTTCTTTATATTCTATGTAATTTGACATTTTAATATTATTTTTAACAATATAATTTAATATTCCATAATTAATATAATAATATGCATTTTTTATTTTATAAAAATGAATGATACTAAATAACCAATCAAAAAAAAAATTATTATTATACAAATTATAGTATAATAATTCAGATATAGATAAATAAATATTATTTGGTATTTTTTCAAAATCTATATTTTTATCTTTTTTATATATAATTTTATTATCACTAGAATATTTTAACCAAGCAACAAATATAAATATATTAGTAAATTTATAATTAAGTATAAAATTTATAGTCTTTGTTAATTTATTAACAATATCTATTGGTTGTAAATTTTTTCTTCTTGCTATATTATCAAAAGTTTCCAATATAATATGTCCTTTATGAAAAGCAATTAATATATATAATATAAAAATAATAAATATAATAATATTTGAGTTGCTAATATTATTTTTTAATTTTGAAAAATTTTCTTCAAAATCATTTTGTATCTCCGTTCCATCAAATAATTTTAAATTTTTTGATATATCATTTATTAATTTTTCTGAACCTCCTTGCATTAATCTAGAATTATTAATTAATCTTCTTTTTAATATATCATTTTCAATAAAATAAATAATTTTATCATAATCTAAATTATTCATTATTATAATATAATATATATATATAAAAATATGATATGATTTATATATTATATGGTAAAAGTTTTAGGTTTTGATGTTGGAATTAAAAATTTAGCATATTGTATTGTTGAAAAAAAAGATAATAATTTTGTTATTGATTATCATAAAGAAAATTGGAATATTATTAATTTAACTGATGATCATTTATTAAAATGTCATTATGAAAATTGTTTAAATAAAATATCTTTATGTTGTAAAATTCATGAGAATAATTTATATTTTTGTTCAAAACATAAATTATATCATAAAATTGTATTAACTCAAAATCCAATTACTTTTAATGAATTAGAAAGTAATAACAAATGTTCATATTGTTTATCCTGTAAAACTAAATCTAAATGGGTTGATTTATCTAATAATTCATATTGTTTAAAACATAAGGATCTTAAAATAAAAAATTTAGAGAAAGAAAGATGTCTTAATAAATATAAAATATTTGTTAAAGATTTTACTATTCATGATTTAAAATTAATATTATTAAAAAAATTAGATGAATATAAAGATATATTTTTACAAGTTTCACATGTATGTATAGAAAATCAACCAACATTTAAAAATCCTACAATGAAAGCAATATCAGATGTTATTTATACATGGTTTATAATAAGAGGAATTATAGAAAAAGATTTAAATAATTCTATTATTGAAAAAATAACTTTTTTTGCTCCATCAAATAAATTAAAAATAGGAGGTAAAGTTAATGAAAATAATGAAGAAATTGATAATGCTGTAAATAAATATAAAAAAACTAAAGATTTAGGTATAACAAATTGTCTAGAATTAATAAAATATGAACAAAAATATGTTGATCATTTTAATTCATTTAAAAAAAAAGATGATTTAGCAGATGCTTTTTTACATTGTGTATATTATTTTCAAAAAAATATTAAATAATTTTAATATTTACAAAACCATTTTTTTACATTATTTCTCATTTTTCTTATTATACTATTTGATCCATAAAAAAAATACCATGTTATTTTATGAGTTAATTGAAATATAATTGCAAAAATTAATCCATGTGTAGCAGTAATTACATATTTTGATGAATTAATATCAGGTAATGTAATTAATATTCCTGGTGTTAAAACAAAGAATAAAACAATAATATATAAAATCATAAAAATATGAATCATTATATATATATATATATTAATCATATATAAAAAAATTAATTATATAATTATTTTTTTATATAATTAATTTTTTATATAATTAATATTTATATTGATGAATAATATTATCGGAGGTAGTAGATGTAGGATTAAAGATTGTAATAAATGTATTTTTGGAAGTATTAACAAGTGTTCTTATTGTAAATATTGTAATCATGAATTGATAATAAAAATTCAAAATTGTAAAATATGTGATTCAAAAGAACATATAACTCAATATTGTAGAATAAAAAATGCTTGTGTAATATTTATAAATATGTTTAATGAAATCTTATTAGTTCGTGATAAACATACAAAAGAATGGATGATTCCCGGTGGTATGATTGATTATGGCGAAAGTGCATATGATGCTGCGTTGCGAGAATTTAGAGAAGAAACTACTTTTATCATATCTTCAATAAATAATAAAGTTCGTTATTTTGATATTGTACATAGTAATAATAGTATTACTAGAATATATAAAATTTATGGTAATATTACAAATATAAATTCTTTTAAACCGACAAATGAAACAGATAAAGTATATTTTATAAAAATAATAGATTTAAAAAGAATCATTATAGATAAAATTCTCCACCCTGTTGTAAGGAATATTAAAAAACATAATTTAAATTCTTTTAAAACATTATTCAAAAAATATTTTTTAAGTAAAGATAATCAAGACTGTATTATAAATTAAAATAAATATTATTTTATTAGATATAATAATATTATTAAATAGATTTAGATCTATTTCTATATAAAATTTTTTCTGTTTGTATATATTTATCTTCATTTATATTTTGAAATAATGTTGGATAAATTTTAGATGTTTGATCATATCCTTCATTAATTAATAAAGTTTTAATTTCAAGAGATAAATTTATATCAATTGATGAAGTAACTATATTTGGATCAATCATAATTGATATAATATTATAATTTTTATATTTTTTATTAGTTTGAGTAATTATTTTATATATGTTTAATAAATAATCATATATATCAGAACAAGAATAATTAATTGAATGATTTATACAAGTTTCTAAACCTAATGTATTTTTAACTTCATTATGAGGAATTGTAAATAATGGAAAATTATCAATTAATGCCCCATCAATATATAAATCATCTTCCCATGGAATTGGTTGAAAAATTAATGGTATAGAACATGACATTAAAATAGCTTTACAAACTGGTAAATTTGGAAAATTTAAATGATCAATATATATAGCTTTTTTTTGTTTAAGAGATATAGTTGTAATAGTTAAAAATTTATTAGTTTTATTAAATAATTCTAACATAGTTATATTTTCAAAATTATTATCAATATTTTCTAAATCATTAGTTGTTATTTTAAAATTTATAAATAATTTAATTAATTTTTCAAATTTATTATTATTACATATAGAATAATTTGTAAAAAAATCATCTGTATTTACATGAAAAATTTTTTCCATATTAAATGTTTCTATAAATTTAATAATTTCAGAACTAGAAAATCCTAAAATAATTAATAAACATAATAATGAACCTGCAGATGTTCCATAAAATTTATGAATATTATTTAATAAATTTTTTTCTTCTAAATATTTAATAACACCAATAATCGCAATTATTTTTACTCCACCACCTGAAATAACTAAATTTTTTATCATATTTAAAAAATAATATATAATTAATCTTTATTTATGTTAAACTTGGATAAATTTACAGAATTAAAAAAAAAATCTCTAGAAAATAAAAAAAAATGTTATAAAAAAATATATAAAAATGTAATTAAATTATTAGAACTAAATATATCTCAAAATATTAATTTTTTAATTTATGAAAGTTCACCATTTATTATTGGTGAGGTTGATTATGATATGTTAGAATGTATTAATTATATTTTAAAAAAAATAAAGAAAGATAAAACATTTATGAAAATAATGGAAGAAATATTATTTTATGAACCAAATGTTATATATATAAAATGGAATTTAGAACTTATTTAATTAATTAATGTATATTTATAAATCATATACATTATTTAATATTTTATTAGATTGTATATTATGTTCTTCTAATATAACATTTATTTTACCAAAAATAGTTGATATAGACATTGCTTTTTTTAATTGTTTTTTATTTTTGTCATTATAATCCCTAATTAAATTATTTACATGAGATAATGTTATTTCTTTACCATTAATTATAAGTATTTTATTATTATTAATTAATTTTGTATATTCATAAATTTTATTATAATCCTCATTTATCAGTTTATCTAATTCTTCTACTTTATTTATTCTATTTTTTAATCTATTATCAGTTTCTATAGATAATACTTGATTTATTCTATTTAATTGTTGTTTTAATATATCTAATTTCTCATTATATTTTGAATTTCCTCCACCAGTTAAATTTTGATTTTTTAGTGAATAAAAATTTGCACCATTAATTCCAAATGATAAAGGTAAATTTAAATTCATATTTGTATTTAAATTTGCTTCCTGTAATTTCCTTTTAATATCTGGATTTAATCTTAATTTTTTTTTTGGTCCAGGTGCAATATATTTATTTTCATATTTTTTTTCTAATAATCCACTATTTGAATTAATTTTAATTACTAAATTATTTAATAAATCTTTTATTTTTTTAAAATTTAAAAAATACTCATTATATAATTCTTGTTCTTGTTGTGATAAATATGACAACCATGTATCAACATCTACCATTAGTTTTTCTCCTTTAATTTCGGTAATTTTCCAATTTAAATTTTTTAAAATTTCATATTGAATTCCTGGATTTGCATTAAGTAAAATTTTAATGATATCATCATTATTTTTAATTTCTTCACCTAAATTGTAAATCATAGATATTGCACTTTGACCTAATATAGAATATAAATGACGACTACATTTAGAATTAATTTCATCTACACCAAAAATCTCTTTACACGACTTTTTTAAATATTCATTATCAATTATACTTGTAGAATATTTAATAGCAGCAGTAATTGAAGGTGCAAGTTGATGTTTATTTTCTTTAGAAAATAATAAAACATTACCATTATCATCAAAATTAAATTTATAATCGTTTGCTAAATTTAAATCAATATCATAAATTTTATTTTTAAATAAATAACTAATAATTAAAGCCATATGAATAGGTTTACCATCAATATATGAAACATGAAATTTATTAGAAGGTATTATATCGTCATTAATTTTAAAATTAATTTCTTTTTTATTATTAGTTATCATAAAAATATTAGAAATATCATATACATTATTATCAGAAATAATTGTAATAATTTTATTAAATTCAATATTATCACTATCATATTTTATTAACCCAGTATTTTCGTCAAACACAAATTTAGATAATATATTTAAATTTTTTTTTTTATCATTACTGTAATTAACTAAATTAATCTCAGAATCTGATTTAGATTCTAAATCTAAATCTAAATCTAAATCTAAATCTGATTCTAAATCATTTTCTATATCATTATTATTTTTTTGTTCTGAAAATAATATTGGTATACTAATTTTATTTGTATTCATACAATTAAATATAGGTAAAAAAGTATTTTTTATTTGATCTTTAAAACTATATCCTAATCCTAAAATAATTGGTAATAATATATATTTTAAATAACTATAATTATTAATAGTATCTTTTATTATATTTATACTTTTTTCATAAATATTAGAAAAATCATAATTATTAGTATCTTTATTTTCTATTATATTTTCTAGACCTCCGGATTGTTTATATTTTTGTGTAAAATTATTTATTTTAGATGTATTCTGTTCTATATTTTCTATATTTAATTTTTCTGTATTATCTAAATAATTTTTTTTATATTCTTTAAATAAAAGAATTTCAGATTGTTTATCAACTATATTAATTAAATTTTCTAATTCTTTAGGATTTCTGTATATACCTAATTTTATTTGTTCTGTGTTATCTGTGTAAAACCCTGAAAAAAAATTATCTGGAAGACAATCCTCATTATTATTTAAATATGGAAACATACACCATTCTAAACCTGAATTTATTATTGGAGTATTACAATTAATACCTAATTTATTTAAATCATCCCATGTATAATCTTTTATATCTTTTATATATATTGTATTATTAAATTTGTTTTGTAATAGTTTTATATTTATATTTTCTAAATTATTAGTTTTTAAAAAAAAGCAACTATTAATAAAATATTTTGTAGGATAAATAGATAATATAATATTTAACCATTTTTTTTCATTTTTATCAATTGGAGGATTATTACGTAAATCTTCGACATATTTTATAAATGTTATTTCATTAATATTTTGTGTTATTATATTTTTTTTTATTAAGTAAAATAATAAAATAAGAAAACATTTATTATAAATATTATTATTATTATTTTCTATATAACTATTACTATTATTATATTTAATAATATCAAAGAACCAATTATGATTTAAATATATATTATTTTTAGTGAATCCATCATGATAAAATAATATTGTGAATAAATATTCTTCAATACCATATTGATACTCTTTTAATGACATTTTATTATTATCCATATGCCATAATGTTATTTGTCTATGTTTTTTTAATGAAATCTCTTTATTTTTATCTAATAAAAATGCCAAACCTATTAAATACATATATTCTTTTTTACTAAACCATTCTTCATTATCAGTAAAATTTGCCATTTGTACTATTCCTGCAATTGCACTTCTCACAATATATTTATTTTTATCAGCTTTACAAGATGCTAATGAATGCCACGGTGCTTCATAATTTCCAGATGAAGGTAATAAGTTATATATTTTTTTATTACTATTTTTAACAGCATTATTAAATGATCTAATCATTTCTGCATCTAATATATTTATTAAATTTTCATGTGCATCTCTCCAAATAAAATGTTTATTTCTTTTTATTAATATATTTTTATAATCATAATCAACTTGTTTTAAACAAATATATCTAATAAGTTGTCCAATATAGCCATTTGATATATGACATTCAATATCATTTATTTTTTCTGTTAAATCACCTTCAAATTTATATATATATAAATCACCTTCTTTATTATTTTTTATTTGTTCATCGGTATCAGTATTATTATAAATTTTACTAGCACTAATATAATAATATATCATTTTTTCATATAAACTAATAAATGTATAATTTTTTTCAGTAGAACGAATATAATCAATATATCTTGTATATAAACTATTAAATATAGAAGGATTAGAATCACTATAATCTACATAAATTTTAGTTAAATTATTAGCTATTAAGTTATCTATATTAATATAATCTGCAGAATATTTTTTAAAATCTTCAATCATAAACCAATCTAAATAACATCTAAATGAACCTTTAGGGAAAAAATAATTAAACATAATTACTAAATGTAATTGTCTAAAAAAATATCTATCAAACCATTTTTCATTAAATATTGTTTCTTTAAATAATGATGCAGATAAGCAAGGTTCATCAGTATATGTAGGTGGATTTAAATTAATAAAACCACATCTACATAATTTAAAATAACCATCGATAGGTTTAATACTATCAAGATTTTTATCAATCATTTGATATTTAATATCAGAATTATCAAAAAATTGTTTATCTTGAGAGACACCAAAACCTCCATATAAATTTTTAATTGGGTTATTAGGAATACTTAATGTATATACAATATTATCATCTCTTTTAGGGAAAGATATTTTATCAGAATAATTAATTAAATTGATATGACCAAAATTAGTAGGATCTTCTTCGATTATTATTAGTTTACTTTCTATATTTATTAAATCATTTTTTAAAAGAAAGTTTTTTAAATTGTTGTTATTATATTTATTATTATTATTATTATTATTATTATTATTATTATTATTATTATTACTATTATTATTATTATTATTATTATTATTATTACTATTATTATTATTATTACTATTATTATTATTATTATTACTATTATTATTATTATTATTACTATTATTATTATTATTATTACTATTATTATTATTATTACTCATATTTATAGTCATTATAGTACATATGGAAACAATTACAGTTTTAAATATATTCGGAAAAATTAATTTAAGATTATCATTATATTCTTTTAATTTTGTAATATTATATATATTTAGCATTTTTATTTTTTTAGATCTTTTTATATTTTTTTCTATATATTTATTTAGATTTTTTTGTTTTTCTGTATATTTATTTATATTATTTTTAATATTTATATAATTATGTAATATTAAAAATATTATTATTATTGTTATAAATATAATAACATATATTAAATTATATACCATAGCATTACCACCATTTAAACTATAATTTTTTATATTATTCTCTTCTATATTATTATTTTTAATCTGTATATTATTTTTAATCTGTATATTTTTAATTACATTTTGAATTATATTTGATATAATAAAATTGTCGGGTATGTAATTTAATAGATTACAAATATTTTCTCCAAAATTATATTGTTTTGGTGTACAAACTAAATTTTGATTATTATTAATATCATTAATGTAATTGTCATATAAATTTTTATATTTTAAATCTAAAAATTTAATAATTTCATTTGAAAAATATAAATTAGTAAATTTATCAATTAAAATAAAATATATTGGATTTGATTTAATTTTATTTAAAATAGATGAACTATCAAATGTATCAAATGTAAATATCTTATTAAGATTATTAAAATTTATAACATCTATACCTTCTATAATTTTTATATCATTATTATAATTATAATTATCAGAATCATAAGGTATTATTTGAAATGAAAAATTTGGTACATATTGTTCAAAACTATTTAAAAGTGATAAAGGAATATTTTTATTACCATCTATTAAATTACTTGCAAAATTAGTTATTAAAGAACTACCACCAATTTGATTATCATTATCATTATCATTGGTAGTATCATTATCATTGGTAGTATCATTATTAATTATTGACGTATATTTAATTATAATATTTAAAATTTCATCATAAATAAAATCTGTAATTTTTTTATATTCTAAAATCATTATATATATATATATATATATATATATATATATATATATATAATTTTTTATTTTTAAATATAATAGTTTTAATTATTAAACATAATAATAGAATCATCATTATCATATATAAATAATGGATATTCTAAAGTATATAAAACTTCCATTAATTTATTTAATAATAATGAAATGTTATTATTATAACAAGTTATAAATTTAATCATTGGATTATTTACTTTATCAATTTGTTTTTGATTTAGAAATGACAATTTATTTTTTGATAAATATATTACATATATTGCCATTTTTGATATATTATATAATATATTAATATCATCTAAAAAATTATGTATTTTATCATTTAATAATCCATAATTATACCATTTATCTTGAAAAACATATATACAGTTTGAAGTAATAATTAAATAATCAATATTTAAAATTTTATTACTAATATTATTTTTAATATAATTTTTATTAAAAATTTCATATTTTGTTTTTTGTAAAAAATTACAAATTTCATTATTTTTAGGTAAATTAATTAAATTAACATTCATAAATATATTATATTGCATTGCATATATATAATATGATAATATATTTATATTTCAAATTATTATAAATATTTAACTATTTGATTAATTGTTTGTTTACATATTGGACATTCATGTGTCTTTTTTAATTTTGTATAACAATTAGAACATGTTGATGTATGATTACATGGTATAAATTTAATATTTTGTTCAATATCATTACAAATAACACAAAATTTATCACTATTATCTGTATTTTTAATTATTAAATCTGATGGTAATAATAGTTGATTTATTGGTTTTGGAGAAAAAATTTCAAAATCTATAAAACTTGTCATTCTATGATAAAATCCCAAGTATCCTGAACGTGCATAACAATTATCACTTATTCTTATTTTATTATTATTTCCATCATTATATTCATAATATATAGAATTATTTGTATTTCTTGTGATTATAAATGATTTATTAGATAAATAATAATATCCAATTTGTTTATCACTATATATAAAATCAAAATATGCTTCTTTTATATATTCTTGAGGATCATACCAATTAACTATATCTGTATTTGTTATAAATACTTTAACATCATCCCAATCTACAATAGGCATCATAGATTCATCTTCTCTTATTAAATATATTGAACCATGAAGTCTATCATTTATTCTAGATAACTTAAACTTAATATCATCTTGTTCATATATATAATCATTATATCTATTTCTTTTAAATTGTAAAAAAGCTTCTTTTTGATATGATAGTGCATCAGTCCAAAGATTATTTTCTAATTTAACTTTAATATTTGTCATTAATATAATATTAATATTTTATTTTTATTTATTTTAATTTCAATTTTTTTCAATGCAATAAAAAATTGAAAATATATATATATATATATTCCATTATAATACGATATATCGTGAATGCTTGATAAAGTATTTTATATACTACTTTATCAAGCATTTAGGACGACAACCTAAAAATTCTTACCATGATTAAGAATTTTTAAAAGCGTTAGGATGACAACCTAAGAATTCTTACCATGATTAAGAATTTTTAAAAGCGTTAGGACGACAACCTAAAAATTCTTACCATGATTAAGAATTTTTAAAAGCGTTAGGATGACAACCTAAGAATTCTTACCATGAT